GCAGACGGTTCGCCAATCATACAAAGCATACAAGTATCTTTTGTAGCGCCAAATGGATCAGAGTGAACTTAATGCAGCGATCACCAAGGCAGAGTTCCCTGTTAAGCTGCAGTGCCTTTTTGAGAAATCCAGATACAAATGTATCTACGGAGGCCGAGGATCATCAAAGAGCTGGTCTGTCGCAAGAGCGCTGCTTATCTTGGGTGCAAAGCAGGTCCACAGGGTTTTGTGCGCCAGGGAATTCCAGAACTCCATATCTCAATCAGTTCATAAGTTATTAAGTGACCAGATCGTTGCGCTTGGCCTGACTGCGTTCTACGAGATTACAGAGCGCACAATTAGGGGCGCAAACGGCACAGAATTTAGTTTTGTTGGCCTAAAAAACAATCCGCACAACATAAAATCGTTTGAAGGGTGTACTGTTGTCTGGGTTGAGGAAGCGCAGGCCGTAAGCGCACGTTCTTGGGATATTCTTATTCCTACGATTCGTGCAAAGGATTCTGAGATCTGGATCACCATGAACCCAGAGCTGGAGTCAGATGCAACTTACCAGCGCTTTGTGTTACATCCACCAGAGAATTGCATCAGTAAAAAGGTCAACTGGTCAGATAATCCCTGGTTTCCTGAAGTGCTCGATCATGAGCGCAGGACATTGCAGGCCAGAGATCCAGAGGCGTACAACACAGTTTGGGAAGGATTGTGCAGGCAGACTGTGGACGGTGCGGTGTTTGCCAGAGAGATGCAAAGCGCAGAGTTGGAGGAGCGCATCACCAAGGTGCGTTACGATCCTACTAAGCCAGTTATTGCAGTCTTTGACCTTGGCTGGGCAGACAGTACGTCTATTTGGTTTGTCCAATTCATTGCGCAAGAGATTAGGCTAATTCGTTACATTGAAGACAATCAGCAGACAATCAGCCATTATTTGTCGCTTATGCAGACTTACGGTTACGTTTATGATACTTTATGGTTGCCACATGATGCACAAAACCGAACCATCGGATCAAACGGACGGTCCATTGAGGAAATTGTTAGAGCTGCAGGGTTTAAAACAAAAATCATCCCTAGAACGCCTATCGCAGATTCTATTAATGCAGCAAGAACTATATTCAGAAACTGTTACTTTGACCGAGATAATTGCTATGATGGCCTCCAATGCCTCAGACATTACAAGTACGAGGTAGATCCAGACACCAAGCAATTTAGCAAAAACCCTTTGCACGACCAATATTCGCATGGTGCTGATGCGTTCAGGTACATTGGTCTTGGAGTACAGGAAACTAGACCAAAACGAGCAAAACAAGTAAACTATGCACCACCACAGAGCTGGATGGCGTTGTAAAGGAAACACATGGCCTACGATTCAAATACGCAAGATTACGATCCAATAATTGACGAAGCTAAACAGTTTCTAAAGTTTGCCAATGATGCGGACACAATGAACCGCCAGGAAGCGCTTGAGGATCTAAAGTTTGCATCTGGCGGGGATCAATGGCCTGTAGACCTTCAGAACAGCCGTAATTTAGAGTCTAGGCCAGTTCTTACCATTAATAAGCTCGATGGTTACTGCCGCCAAGTTACTAATCAGCAACGTCAACAGCGCCCCAGGATCAAGGTCCATGCGACTAATACGACTGAGGATGCTGCAGAGGCCAAGGTTATTCAAGGCATAATTCGCCACATTGAAGTCAATTCCAACGCTGACAATGCGTACGATAATGCGTACAACTATGCTGTGCGCATGGGTTGGGGCTACTGGCGTGTCGATCACCGCTATGTGCGGGAAGATTCGTTTGACCAGGAAATCTTCATTGATCCGATTGACAACCCATTTACAGTCTATTTAGACCCGAATAGCATTGCGGTCGATGGCTCAGACCAAGAGCGTTGTTTAATAACTACAATGATGCCTAAGACCACATTTAGGGAGTTGTACCCTGACGTGGATGAAACATCATTTTTAAGCCGTGGAACTGGAGATACGCAAAGCGAATGGATTACCAAAGAAGACATAAGAGTAGCAGAGTATTGGTACACAGTAAGAGAACCCGCAACGCTATATCAGCTCTCAGATGGTTCCGTACGGTTTGCAGACGATAAAAACTTTTTTAAAAGAATAGAAACTGCGGGTCTATTTGTTGTCAACGAGCGTAAATCTATTAAGCGCACGATTAAGTGGAAAAAAATAACTGCGGTATCGGTGCTGGAGGAGCGTGATTGGCCTGGCTATTACATACCAATCGTGCCAGTTTACGGTCGGCATGTCGTAATTGGTGACAAACGCAAAAAGTTTGGTATGGTGCGCCACGCTAAAGATGCCCAGCGCATGTATAACTTTTGGGTCACGTCACTCACCGAGTCTGTAGCGCTTGCACCAAAGGCCAAGTGGATCATGGCTGAAGGCCAGGACGAAGGGCGTGAGTTGGATTGGGCTGCAGCGAACATTAAATCTATGGCTACTCTGCGGTACAAACAGACTGACATTGATGGCAACCCAGCGCCTCCGCCACAGAGATTGCAACCTGAACCGCCTCCAGCTGGTGTAATGGCTGCAGCGCAAGAAATTAATTCAGACATGGCAACGATCATTGGAATATATGATCCATCACAGCAATTGCCAGGCAACATGTCTGGTAAAGCGCTAAATGGTCAGCAAATGCAGGTTGATCTGACCAATTTTGACCTGTACGACAATTTAACCAAGTCAATTGCGTACACAGGCAAGGTAATATTAGACCTAATTCCTAAGATTTATGATACTGAGCGCATCATGCGTATCATTGGAGATGACGGGAAGCCCGATCTAATATCAATTAACGAGCGCACAGCAGTTGGCAAAGTTAAAAATGACGTGACTGTAGGCCAATACGATGTGGTTATGGAAACAGGGCCAGGTTACAACTCCAAGCGCCAGGAAGCGGTTGAAGCCATGATGCCATTGCTACAGGGCAACGAGCAATTGTTTAACGCTGCAGCCGACTTGGTGTTCCGCAACATGGACTTTCCTGGCGCAGAGACCATTGCAGATCGTTTGGCAGCGCTTAATCCGATGGCTCAGATTGACGAGCATTCAGACATACCTCCTGAAATACAAATTAAGCTCAAAGCAGCGCAAGGCCAAGTGCAACAAATGCAACAACAAATGCAAGCTATGCAATTGGCTATGAAGCAACGTGCTGACATTGAGGGCGTGAAGCAACAAGCTGAAACACAACGTGAATTGATGCGCCAAACAAGCAAAGCGCACAATACAGAATCTATATTGCAGGCCAGGGTGCATGATGCCAACACCAGAGCCATTACAAGCCAAAATCGGGTAGAGATCGAAGCTATTGCAGACTTACTATTGCACAACATGGACACGGCACGATTAGAACGTGAGATACAGATGCGCAACCGTGAGCAATACGCAGCCATGCAAGCAGCCGATCAATCTATCATGCCAAATAATCAACAATAATTGACAGTATAATTACTTTCAGTTATATTGACTAAACCTTACCTGTGAGGTACACAGGGCAAATTCTTAGGGAAAACCTATGTCTAGTGAAAGAGAAGCATCGTCTGTATTGACGAGCGAAAATTCGGGTGAGTTTTATGCTAATAAACTTGGTTTAGCTACGGAAGCTCCTACTGAGGCGGTCGAAACCGAGCCAGTAGTTGAGGATATACCGCAGAGTGAACCAGTTGCAGACGAACCCAAACCAGTAGAGGAAGGCGAAAAGAAGCCGAATCCGAAACTTGAAAAGCGTTTTTCTGAATTAACGAAGCAACGAGAGATGGCACGTCAGGAAGCTGAACGTGAGCGCTTAAGGGCTAGTGATTTAGAGGCACGTTTAGAGGCGCTTGAAAGGGTTTCTAAGCCTGCAAAGGTTGAGGAGCCTAATAGAGAGCCACAGCCGAGTGATTTTACCGATGCGTTTGAGTATGCAAAAGCATTGGCAGAGTTTTCGACTGCTAAAGCACTTGCAAACAGAGATAAACAGGAAGCTGAACGCAAAGCTAACGAAGAACGCCAGAAAGTTATGACCTCTTGGCAGACAAAGTTAGAGGCAGCGAAAAGCGAACTACCTGATTATGAGGATATGGTTGCGTCATCAGATGTGGTTGTATCAGATCAAGTCAGGGATGCTATTTTAGATAGCGATGTCGGACCCAAAATTCTTTACCATCTGGCTGAGAATCCCGAGATAGCAACTAAGATCAGCGGTTTACCTTTGTCGAGTGCTTTAAGAGAGATTGGAAGATTAGAGGCTAGGTTTGAAAAGACCGCAGAAGCGCCTAAGCCTGCTGTAAGAAAAAGTAACGCACCAGCGCCTATCAATCCAATCAGAGGCGGATCTAACGTAGATGTACCTATGACCGCAGATGGCGAGTTCACAGGCTCAATACATCAATGGAAAGAGCTGCGTAAGGCTGGAAAGATTAGGTAAACAATTTTTAATTTAAAGGAAATGAAATGGCCAATAATTTATTGACGATTTCCAAGATCACAAATGAAGCCTTGATGGTCCTGGAAAACGAATTAACATTCACATCAGAAGTAGACAGAAACTATGATGACCAGTTTGCGGTTGTCGGTGGCAAAATCGGTAATACCGTGAATGTCCGTAGGCCTGGCCGCTTCGTAGGTACCACAGGTCCTGCGCTTAATGTAGAGGACTTCAACGAAACTTCGGTTCCTGTTACTTTAAGTACGCAATTTCACGTTGATACCCAATTTACCACCCAGGATCTGGCCCTATCTCTTGATATGTTTAGTGACCGCGTGCTCAAACCTGCGGTGGCCGCCATAGCAAATAAGATAGACCGTGACGGACTAACAATGGCTGCACTTCAAACTGCAAACATTGTTGGTGTTGCTGGTACTCCTCCAACAGGACTAATCACCTACTTAACAGCTGGTGCTTATCTTGATGCTGAAGGCGCACCTAGAGACGGACGTCGTGCTTGTATCGTAGAACCCTTTACATCTGCAACAATCGTTGACAGTTTAAAAGGTTTGTTCATGCCCCAAGAAGCGATTGCGGAGCAATACAGGAAAGGTTTGATGGGTCGTGACTCAGCTGGTACAAACTGGAAGTTAGATCAAAACGTGGTTTCACAAACTTTTGGTTCTTACTCTGGTAATACATTGTCTGCTGACACAACTGCACAAGTTGGTTATTTGACAAGTGGTTGGTCACAGTATTCCACAATTCAGATCAAAGCATCATCATCAAGCACATTGAATGCTGGTGACGTGATCCAGATTGCTGGTTTATATGCAACCAACCCACAAAACCGCCAAGCTTATGGTTCAGGCAAACTGCGTAATTTTGTTGTTCAGGCTACTACAACTGTAGGAACTGGCGCAACAAACATTCAAGTTTCACCTGCAATCATTGTTGGTGGTCAGTTCCAAAACACAATCGTGATTGGTTCTACATCCACAACAGCAGTTGTAACTCCTTTTAACAACACAGGTACATTGTCTCCACAGAACGTGCTTTTCCACAGAAACGCATTCACTTTGGCGGTAGCGGACTTGGAGTTGCCAGAGGGCGTTCACTTTGCTGGTCGTGCATCAGACAAAGAGATTGGACTTTCCATGAGGGTTGTGAGGCAGTACACAATTAATAACGATAGTATTCCTACCCGTTTAGACGTGTTGTACGGATGGGCACCTTTGTACCCTGAGCTTGCCTGCCGTATTGCAGCCTAATTAACATTTTATAAAGGATAAACAAAATGGCTAATCCAGGACCAGCAACCACAGTAACGGCACACCCCAGTAATGTCACAACAAACCAGACTCTGCGTTTGTTGGGCGTTGCAAAAGGTGTTAACTTAAATGCCGTTGCCTTTACACCAGTACCAGTAAATAACTCTACAACGTACTTGCCACAGACTATGTTAGTTACTAACGTCAACAATGCAGGTTCTGCAGTTGCGTTGACAACTACCACAGCTATGAGCATCACAACTACAAACGTAGGATCACCAACAGGTTTGTTTCCAGCGCTGACAACGACTCAGATTGCAGCATTGGCTACAGCACCACTTGGCGTTTCATTGTCAACAGCATCAGCTAATACACCAGCTCTACAAGGTCAAACTTTGTACGTTGATGTAACTGCTGCATCTGGCGCAACTGGAACAGGTGACGTTTATGTTTATGGCTACGACTTCAGCTAATCCGAGCTGAAATTGAGAAGGGTCACCCTCAAAAGGGGTGACTTTTTCTCTTTTTAAAGTACAATTAACCTATTTCCAAAGGAAAAAACATGCCATCTACCACAATTGCCCGTGGAAATGCTTTAAGCACTTTCTACATTGCGCCATCCATTACGCCTGCGCAGGTCGCTGCAAGCACAACAGCAGTTCAGACTTTCACAGTTCCAGGCCTGTTAACAACTGATTACATCCAACCAGGCGGTTACATTGCTAACCAAACGGCTGGTATTTTCATTGCTGAAACAGATTGTTTGACCAACAACATTCTGACAATTCAGTTTGGTAACTGCAGTACATCTCCTGCAACTCCTGCAACTGGCGTGTATGAATTCCAGATTACACGTTTTGAAGGTCCAGTTCCTGTAAACGCTGCTTAATCATGGCAAATACAAGCGTATTTAGACCAGTTGGTCCATCTTACGTTGTTGCTGTTTCGACAACCGCATCAGCTGCTTTGACTGTTACGCCTGCAGGTAACGATCAGATCAACTATTGCGGTTTTCTTAACACTTCAACCAATCCAATTGCATTAACGATTGCAGAGAATAACGCTCTCAATTCGTTAACGGCTCCAGCTGCGGTATTTCCTACTGCTGGAACTCCCACAAACACAGTAATATTAGGTGTGTCAATGTCAACGCCAATGGTGATTGCAGTTCCGTCCAACGGATTCTCTGTAAGCGCCATTACTTCGACATCAACGGCTAATCTGTATATTACTCCTATGGCAGATCAATCATGACAAACCAAGTAGCTAATACAAATACACCTAATACGGTGTTACTTAGCACTTACTCTACACAACCAGTTATTTCAAGCGGTTTTGGTACTTCCCCTACGCTTAAAGGCGTGACACCAAACTGTTTTGCGGTGACTGTTGGTAGTGGTGGTGCTGCATCAGGCACTTTAACTTTACCAGCTGCGCCAAACGGTTGGATGGTTGTTGCTAATGATGTAACATCTGGTTCAAGCCTATTTTTGCAACAAACTGCTAGTAGCACCACATCAGTTACTGTAACTGGTTACGGAATTACTACAGGACTTGCAGCAAATATGTCTGCTGGTGATGTGATAGTCATGACTTGCATCCCATACTAATGAATGCCCCTGCCTCAACCGTTGATCAGAATATACTGCCAGTACAGGCATACTTCGATGTGTTCGGAAACTTTCAGACGTTTTTAGGCCAGGGGCGTCCTTTTTATGCTACTTTGAACCCAGTTCAGAGTGGTCTGACTATCACAAATAGCACAATAAATAGCTCCTCAATTGGACTAGTTACCCCATCTTCAGGTGCTTTTACCAATATAAGCACCACAACAGGCTCAATTAGTACAACTCCTGTAAATGCTACAGATATTGTTAATAAAAGTTATGTTGATGCTTATATTCAGGGATTATCATTTAAGCAACCAGCTCAAGTAGCAACCACTGCAAATATCACTTTATCTGGGCTACAGACAATTGATGGTTACACAACATTAGCTGGTGATAGAGTTTTGGTCAAAAACCAGAGTACTCAGGCTAATAATGGTATTTATATAGCATCTGCAAGTGCTTGGGTTAGATCAAGTGATGCTAATACTTATGCTGAGTTGGTGGCTGCATTTCTGTTTGTGGAAAATGGAACAAGCCAATCTGGATCAGCTTGGGTTAGCACAATTCCTCAAAATGGAACTCTTGGAACAACTCCAATAACATTTACTCAGTTCAGTAATAATGCTACATACACAGCAGGAACTGGACTAACTCTTTCAAGCTATCAATTTAGCATTACTCCAGTTGGCACAGCAGGCACTTATGGCTCTGCCTCTAGTGTTCCAGTATTTGTGACAAATTCGTCAGGCCAAGTTACATCTGTCACGAACACGTCAATTTCTATAGCGCCCAGTCAAATAAATGCAACAATTCCTAATTCTGGGTTAACCAACAGTTCAATCACAGTAAACGGATCTGCTATTTCACTTGGTGGGTCTGCAACTGTAACGGCAAACACAACAAATGCGTTGACCATTGGCACAGGATTGTCAGGCACGTCTTTTAATGGCAGTTCAGCAGTAACGGTCGCAATTGCAAATACTGCGGTGTCTGCGGGAAGTTACACATTGGGTAACTTTACGGTGAATGCTCAGGGTCAGCTCACAGCTGCTTCTAGCACGTCAACGACTGGAACTGGCAACGTAGTATTAGCAACAAGCCCAACGCTTGTAACGCCTGCTTTGGGTACGCCTAGCGCACTTGTTGGCACAAACATTACAGGTACTGCAAGCGGACTGAGCATTGGCGGTAATGCTGCAACTGCGACATCATCAACAAATATTGCTGGAGGATCTGCTTATGCCTTTCCGTATCAAACGGCTGCGAGTACGACTGCGTTCCTTTCGGCAGGCACTTCGGGCCAAATTCTACAGACTCAGGGCACAGGCTCTGCACCAACCTGGGTAAGCCAGTCTACGTTATCGGTCGGTACGGCAACTAATATTGCTGGTGGCTCGGCAGGCGCAATTGCATACAACAGCGCAGCAAGCACAACCACATTCTTAACGCTTGGCACGTCTGGTTACGTTTTAACCGCAGGCGCAAGCGCCCCACAATACGTCGCACAATCTACTTTGTCGGTCGGGACTGCAACAAACTTGGCTGGTGGTATTGCAAGTCAGATACCTTACCAAACAGGCGCAGGCGCAACATCTTTTATTGCAAACGGCACAACTGGTCAGGTTTTAACGTCAAATGGCACAAGCGCCCCATCATGGTCAACGCCTACGGCCTATGCAACGGTGACAGATGACACGACAACCGCAGGGACCAGGTACATATTGTTTGCAAACCAAACAAGTGGCAATTTAACAACTGAATACACAAGTTCTACAAAACTAACTTATTGGCCTGCAACTGGCGCATTGACGAGTGGTTTAAATGGAGGTACTTTTTAATGGAAATTACTTGGAAAATATTAGAAATTTCTGCTGAAAATGAGTTGATTACTCACGCAAAATACTTTGTAACAGCAACAGAGGATGATAAAAAAGTGGAAACAGAAGGAAATTGGTGGTTTAAAAACCCAGTTATGACTGTACCTTTTGCGCAAGTGACTGAAGATATGGTCGCTAAATGGGTAGAGAGCGACACCTACAAGGACGGTGTAAATTTAATTACATCTAGACTGATAGAACAGTTAAAATCCTTATCTAAGCAAACCGTTGTTCCGCCCTGGAAACCCCAAGTTTTTACACCTAATATTTAAAAATGGCGCAAACAAACTATACCCCAATTTATCTATATAACAGCGGAACGGCTACTAACACGCCTCTCGCTGCTAATTTGGGTGCGGGTGAATTGGCTATTAATTACACAGATGGCAAACTGTTTTATAAAGATAACAACGCTGCAATACAAGTAATTGGCTGGAAAACAACGCCCACAACCGCAGGCGGTACAGGTTTAACCAGTTACACAGCTGGTGATCTACCATATTACGCTTCTGGTTCAGCCTTATCCAAATTAGGAATAGGAACGGCAAATTACGTTCTAACATCTAGCGGTACTGCGCCCCAATATGTAGCGCAATCTACCTTATCTGTTGGATCTGCAACAAATGCAACAAATACCGCAATAACTGACAATACAAGCTCAATTGCTACTTGGTATCCAACCATAGTTAGCGCAACAACAGGAAATTTACCACAAACCACAAGTTCAACTAAATTAAGTTTTGTACCTAATACTGGTGTTTTAAGCATAACTGGCGTTAATCTTAGTGGTTTAACTGCATCAAGTGCTGTAGCAACAGATGCAAGTAAAAATCTTGTAAGTGTTACAAATACAGGAACAGGAAATAATGTATTAGCAACATCACCTACTTTGGTGACTCCAATTTTAGGTGTTGCTAATGCAACTAGTATTCAATTTGGTTCTAGCACAATTTTAAATGATTATGAAGAAGGTACATGGTCACCAGGAGTAGGTAATTTAACTGTTGTTGGCACTTTTTCTTCTAGTGGTACATACACAAAAATTGGCAGATTTGTTACAGTTACAGCCACATTAAGTGCTACTACTAGTGTAACTGGAAATGCAGGTAACTTTTTTACTGGATTACCATTTACACCGGCTAGACCAACATCAGGTTCTGCAATTTGGGCTAATAGAGGAAGTGGTGGATTTACTGAGGCATATACCAATGGTAATGTTTACACTTCAGGATTTGGTACATATTCAACTATATATGTAACCATAACTTTTGAAACAACTTAATTTTGGGGAAATAAATGACTATATCAACAACAAGTGTAATTGATAAAGTTGAAGTATTACAATTTGGGCAACTTCAAGTTAGGCAAGCTGAAATAATTAAAAAAGATAATGTAGAGATTGCAAGAACATACAACAGATGGATTTGTGTGCCTGGTGATAATGTAAGTACACAAGACCCTAAAGTACAAGCTATTGCTAATGCACTTTGGACTTCTGATGTTATTTCTGCATATCAAGCATCTATAAATCAACCAGCATAAAAAGGTAAAACATGACATCAGTTAATCTTTCATATTTTGCTGGAGCAGGGGCACAATTTTTTGATAATAATGGTGTTCCCTTAGCTGGTGGATTGTTATATACATATGCTGCAGGAACAACTACACCACAAGCTACTTATACATCTAATTTAGGTTCAATTGCTAATTCAAATCCTATTGTTTTAGATGCTAGTGGCAGGGTTTCTAATGAAATTTGGTTAATAAGTGGTTCTACTTACAAATTTGTATTGCAAACAGCTGCAGCTGTACAAATTGGTTCTTATGACAATATTCCTGGCATAAATGATTTATCAACACTTTATGCTTCAACAGGATCATCTTTAATTGGATATACATTAGGAGCAACTGGTGCAAGCACAACAAATGTGCAAGCCAAATTGCAACAATTTATTACTCTTAAAGACTTTGGAGCTGTAGGAAATGGCTCAACTGATGATACTACTGCTGTAACAAATGCAATAAATTACATTAACTCAAATGCTTGTGTGTTAATGGGTAATGATTTAAATTATTTGGTTCAATACAATGGTTTGCCATCTGTTACAAAAGCTAATTCTGTTTTAGCTAATATAAATTTTACAGGTAAAGTTGGAACTTCTACCACTAGTGCTTTATTGGTAATTGCCGCCAACAACTGCACCCTTAGAGACATAACAATCAATGGAAATATGTCTGCAATGACAGGAAGCAGTCAAGGTGGTGATTTGCTTCATTTAACAGCAAATAACACAACCCTTGACAATGTTAATTGTTTATATGGCAATGGTGTTGGACTTGGTATATATAACTCAGTTTATGTAAATACTGTTAATTGCAGTTTTAGCAATAATTCTTCACTTGGCATACAAACTTATCAGGCTTCATATTTAAACTTTGTAAATTGTCAGGTAAATGCAAATGGATATGGCTATCAAAACACAAGACCTTATCCAATAAATACATCAAGCTCTAACCAACTTGGATTTGGCGCTGCAATACGTTGTACCTCCCATCATTTGACTTTCACAAGTTGCCAATTTAATGATAATGGTAGAGATGGAATTTCAGTTGGACAAGGAAGTTTTGAGGCTAAATTTACATCTTGCCAAGCATTAAGAAATGGTGACGGTGGATTTACAGCTAATGCTGATAATACAGGTACTGGATTGCCTGGTGAGGGATTGCCTCCATTTGATCTTTGGTATGACAATTGTGAAGCCTGTGATAACTACACAAGTGGAATATCTTTGTATTGTTCAGTTGGTGGAGTTCAAGTACTTGGTGGAAGTTATTACAACAACCATAGATTAGCAGGAGATCAAACAGAAACAGCATCATTTTTTAATGGAATATATTGTGCCGCTGGTTCTACTGATGTTGTTATCAGGGGTGCTAGAGCTTATGACAATAGAAATTTCACAAGTATTCCATCTGGAGCAACTGCAACAGGAAGTGGACCATACACAATAAATGTAAATAATTGGGCAGTAGGAACAATGAACTACTATCCAAAATTGGCTTTTTATAATCCATCAGGTATATTTTTTGGATATGGTCAATTAACAGCAGAAACCACTACAAGTGTAACTTTTAATGTTACTGCTTATAATCCAGTAACCCCAAGCAATTTGGGTGGTGGTTGGTTTGTAACTCAAAGAGTACAACACAATGGTGTATTTTTAGATAACAACTGTAATGGTTCAGTTGATGCTGTTTGTAGTGGTCATTTCCAAGGTCCAAGTAATGTTGTTGCATATACTGGATTTGACATTGTTTCAGGTGGCTATTCAAATGGTCAAAATGTCAATTTAGCTAGATTAGTTGTAGATAATACTGAACTTTTATTAAACCCAACATTTGATTCAAATACTTCAAATTGGACAGGAAATTATCCAGGAGGAAGTTTTGCAGTAGATACATCAATTACTAGATCACCAGGTTCTGCAAAATTAGTAGGTGGTAGTTCTAATGTGGCTACTGCTGATGCTACTTTAGCAACTAATGCAATAAATTATGTACAAGGTAGCTGGGTAAGATTTACTGCTTGGGTTTATACAACCACATTCAATGGTGCAGGAATTACTTTGTTTTGGGGTTCTGGTTATCAAACAAGTGCAATCAATTCACAAGGTGAAGGTGTTTGGGAATTACTTGAAATTACTGCATTTATACCATTTGGCTCATCTCAAATATCTGCAAGGATAAATGTTTCTGCTGGAGTAACTGCCTATTTTGATAATCTATCTTTAAGAAGTGTTGCTCCCCCAAGAGGAGGTAATAACCTTGGAGTTGTTTGGAATGGTCAACCATATTAAGGATAAAAATGACTACACCTAATGACATTATTAGTAGAGCATTAAAAGATATTGGTGCGCTTGAGGCTGGTGAAACTCCAACTGCTGAGGCTTCCCAGGATGCTTTTGATATGCTTCAAGATATGTTAGATCAATGGTCTAACGAGGACATGATGGTGTTTTATAAGAATGAAATAATATTTCCAATTACACCTGGTCAAACGCAATACACAATTGGACCTGGCGGACAAATTGGGGCAATATTTACAGGTAGTATTACTGGTAACATTCTTACTATTACGTCAATACAATCTGGTGGAATATCTATAGGACAAACATTGTCTGGGACTGGTATTACAAGTGGCACAACAATAACGCAAATGTTGACTGGTGCTGGTGGCAATGTCAATGAGGCAGGCACTTATTTACTTAATAAGACTTATACAAGTCCTATAACAAGTGAAACCATCAATTCATATTATCAAAGACCACTTAGACTTAATTCATGTTTTGTCAGAATTAATACTTATTCTAATGGGCAACCAATTACAAACGGTGGCCTTGATTACCCAGTTTCAGTATTGAATATTGAGCAATACGAAATGATTGGTTTAAAAACATTGAATGGTCCTTGGCCTAAAGCAATTTATTATGAACCAACAGAAACATTAGGTAATATATACGTTTGGCCTAATCCAAGCCAAGGCGAAATGCACATATTTGTAGATCAATTGTTCCAAAGATTTACAACGCAGTTTGACAACATCAATCTGCCCCAAGGCTACAACATGTGTCTGCGGTGGAATTTAGCAGAGCGCCTTATGCCTATGTATGGCAAGGCAAGCCCTACGCAGATACAGATGATTATGAAGTTTGCTGCGCAATCTAAATCTACTGTTAAACGCACAAATATGAACCCAGCAATTGTATCTACTTATGCAGATTCATTATTAGTTGGTAGACAAAAAGATGCTGGTTGGATTTTATCTGGTGGATTCTTCAGATGAGCGATTTTGGCTTTGTTGGCCCATCTTACGAAGCTGCATCCATTTATCAGGAAGCGCAAGAGTGCATTAATTTCTATCCTGAGATTGATCCACTCAAGCCGCCTGGTAGCAGAGGGGTAGTTGCTCTTTATCCAACGCCAGGACTTACATCTATTTTGTCCTTAAATCCAGCTCCAATAAGAGGGATGAGGACACTTTCTGGTGGCAAATATTTGATTGTTGTTGCTGGTGCAATTGTTTATTCAGTTACCTATTCATCTGCATTGGGCTATCAATCAACACAAATTGGTGCATTAACTACCACAACTGGTCAAGTATCTATTACTGATAATGTGACCACAAATTTAGGATTAGTTGCTTATATTGTTGATGGAACAAATAGATATTATTGGCAAACAGGGCAAGCATCATTGGTGATGTTGCCCAATACAGATGGGCCGTGGCAAGGGGCAACCATTTGTGATGTTGTAGATAATTATATTATTTACAATCAGCCAAATACACAGCTCTGGGCGGCAACAGACCTGGGGTTAGTCACATCCAATAATGCCTATTATGGCTCTAAAGATGGTGCTCCTGATCCACTTGTTTCACTTATAGTAGATCATAGGCAAGTGTTTTTGCTTGGTGAATTTACAGCTGAAATGTGGACAGATGTAGGAAATGTAATTCCTGGCATTATTAGTTTTCCGTTTCAGCGTGTAAGTGGAACATCTGTACAGCATGGTATAGCTGCGCCTTTTAGCGTGGCTAGATTTGGTGAACAGTTTGCATTTGTATCTCAAGATACAAGGGGTCAAAACATCATTGGTGTAATGCAAGGTTACTCATTTAAAAGAATAAGTACCCATGCAGTAGAGCAAACCCTAATGAACCAATATATTGCGGATGCTGTGGCGTATACATACCAGCTCGATGGACATGAGTTTTATGTGGTTACATTTCCAACTATTAATATTACTTGGGTATTTGATTTAGCATCTGAAATGTGGCATAAATGGTTATCTTGGGATGGTCAGCAGTTTAATCGTCACAGATCCAATTGCGGTGCTTTTTTTAACAATGTTTATTTGGTTGGAGATTACCAAAATGGTCAAATCTATCAATTAGATAATGCTGTTTATACTGATGCAGGCAATACTATTAGAAGGCTTAGGAGAGCACCACATTTGGTAACTGATTTGCAAAGACAATATTTTGCTGAATTACAGATACAGTTTCAGCCTGGTGTGGGGTTGGAAAATGGTCAAGGACAGAATCCACAAGCTATGCTTAGATGGTCAAATGACGGTGGTTCAACGTACTCTAACGAACATTGGTGTACGATTGGCGCAGTTGGCAAGTATAAAAACCGTGCTATTTGGCGCAGATTGGGCCAAGCCAGGGACCGTATTTATGAGGTCAGCATAAGCGATCCAGTAAAGGCGGTAATAGTAAGCGCTAACCTGAAGGCTGAAGGTGCTGAAAATTAATGGCAACCACAAATTCTAGTTCTAGTGGCAATATTATTTGGCCTAGAGTGCCATTTATTGACCCTACTTCTGGTCAGCCTGCTTTGCCTTGGTTATTGTGGCTACAAAGCCCTAATTTTGTAAGCATGAAAACTGGACAACAGACAATTCAAGGTAGTCAAGAAATTACTGGTAACTCAATAATTGATGGAAATGAGATAGTAAAAGGCACTTTGACGGCCTTGGGCGGTATTTCAGGGGGTACATTTTGAATGATGTTAATATTTTCATTACAAAAAAATTGTTTATTGATAAAATATGGTATATAACTACCAATCAAAGGAATTAATATGAGTTTCTGGTCAGATATTGGTTCTGCCGTGGATAAAATACCTGGCGGTTGGGGTACTGTAGCTGCTTTAGCTGCGGGTGGTGCTTATGGAGCTGGAGCATTTGATGCTACGGGAGCAGCTGCAGGAGCAGGTGCAGGAACAAGTGCGGCAGCAGGTGCAGGAGCAGCCGCTGGGGCAGGCGCAGCAACAGGAGCAGGTATGGGATTAGGATCTGGATTAGCAATTTCTGGTGGTTTAGGTTTAGCTGGTGCATTAATACAATCTAATGCAGCACAAAATGCAGCAAATACCCAAGCTAACGCTTCTCTTGCTGGGCAACAATTATTGCAAGCAAATTATCGAGAATTAGCTCCTCAATTTAATCCATATTTACAAGCAGGCAATCAAGGACTTGCTCAATTACAGCAACAATTACCAAGCCTAACTCAAACATTTGGGCCAGATCAATTAAAGTCTAATCTTGCACCAAATTATCAATTTATGCTTGAGCAAGGTTTGGGTGCTCAAAATCAAGGATTAAATGCAAGTGGTGGTGGTTCTAATATTGGAATTGCTGGAACTAAGTTTGCTGAAGATTATGCCTCTAACGCATACCAAAATGCTTTTAACAATTACCAAACACAGCAATCAAATATATACAATAAATTATCTAATATTGCAGGACTGGGTCAACAAAGTTTGCAAAATCTTTCTAATTTAGCAACTGGTAATGCAACAAATATCAGCAATCTTGGAGTTGGCGCTGCAAATGCTCAAGCAACTGGACAAGTTGGATCAGCAAATGCAATAGCAACTGGAGCAAACACTATTGGAAATAATTACTTTTTAGCATCACTTCTTAACCCTGCCAAACAAAGTGGCGGTTAAACAAATTAATGCTAAAAATAATCCAAGATAAAGGAATAATATGGCAATACAATCGTTTCCAATAGTTACACCAACACCTGTACAGACTAACCCTGTGCAAGGTACACCTATATCTTCATTGATGAATACTGCGCAAGGTATTCAACAATATCAACAAGCACAACAACTTAATCCATTAGCAGTTGAAAGAGCTAAAGCAGATTTAACAACTTCACAAGTTGCAGCTCAAAAAGCGCAGGCAACATTAGATCCTGAAATTGAAAGAATTAAAGCTGAATCTACTAGAGCAGCTATTAATTTAAATTCAGATCAATTAAAAAATACAAGAGAACATTTGGCAGCATCTTCTAGAGATTTATTAAGTTTATTAAATAAACCTGAAGTCACAGCAAAAGATATACAAGATCATGTTAAAACTCACTTAGAAATTGCTGGGGCCACACCTCAACAAATTAAATATGCAATGTTGGATCTTCCAACGCAAGGTAGC